GGCACCGTAGCCGGATGAATTATCCTTTATGCTCGTTTTTATTTTTTCAGGCGATGTGATCTCTTTTAGCCACTCAACTCCAAGATTGATCATGTCAGCCAATTTTAACTCTGCTTTTATTTTTATTTTTGAGGAGCAAATCTTTGTCCCTCTATCCTCCTTGGATATATTTCCGTCTTGCTCTACTTCGCAAAACCTAGAGTCTATCATAGTATAGTGATCAAAAACATCAAACGGGCTTTCGCAAGCGTGAAATCCCCTGCTACATACCTTGATTTCTCCATCCATCTCATATATCCCTCCAATTTTGTATTGGAAGCCTCTGCATCTAAGATTCTTGTCGAATCCTTTATAAGATTTTATAGCCATTTTGCAATTTATTTAATATAATTTCATCCGCTTCTGTCCTCTTATCCATAGGCTTGTTTTGAGATTCATTGATAAAGTCAAGCACCTCATCCCATGTCCTCTCAAACAATTGTCCATTATTAACCCCACAGCATCCACATCCACTAGAAAATACTGGAATTATACTCCCATCGCACATCTTAACGAATTTATATCCTATATATTCATCACATAATGAACATCTTCTTACTGGTATAAATCTTACCTTACCGCTATAAACGATATTTACTAATGTCTCACGATCCATATGATTTTCTCCTCTAATTAATTGCCCTTATTTCTAGCCAATCGAATAAAATTTATCCGCGCTCTCTTTTCCGTCTCCTCGAAAATTAGCCAGCCCGCATGTCAGGATGCTCACAAGGTTATCCACCACCTCCAACTCGCTCGATTTGAACCACGCCAACTTACTATAAGTTTCACCTATCCATATTATACTCATTTCCCCGTCCCGACTGACCTCCTTGACCAGCCCTATATGGTTTTTAGTGTCCTTAATCACATTTAATTCGTCAATATTTGTAAGCCGAACAAAATCCATCGGTCGTATCACTTTATCCTCGTCCATGTTAATCCTCCTATATTTTTATTCTCTCAATTTGTTTTTAACCTCCTTGACATATTTAGGGGAATGTAGTCCCCTATGCAATCTTATAGCCCGATCTATATCCTTTTTAGGATTATGATGAGATTGATATATCTCGAACATTTCCCTAGCCTTGGAAGGATTTGTTCGATCATCATATCTATACCGCTTTTTCTTCCGTTTAAGGCGCAATATCCTATTAACCTCATCTACATACACCTTTTTCATCTGCCACCTCCCTAAAGCCCCGGAGGAGGCGTTATACGCACGATCGTCATCCCTTGACTCCACGAAAGACAAGGCGTCCGCCAGCTTATCCCATACCCGTGCCTCGACCACGGCCGGCTTCGGGGCGAGGGGCATGCCTCCGTTTCCTTTTGGCGGTGTTAATATTATCATCGCCATCACAAGTAAGTATCTTATCACGTTCCCTTGTTTTTATAAAACTCCTCCCCGAATTTCACATTATCCACATAATCTTCCATGCACTCATGAACAATTATATGAATATCACCCTCCGTGTATGTCACCTCGGACATCAACCTCTCATTGGTCATCCACCAAGAATAACTATCAATATGCCGTATCTCAAATCCATGATCATGCAACGCATACATAACATTATATCTTAAATCCCTGTCCATCATCATACACTCGTACACGATATAGCCATTGATACTTTCATAAGACCTACCGAACGTATAAACGTACCTACCCATCAACTTATACAACTCCCTTGCCATAGGATTCGGGATCGCCTCATCCATATCAAAATCCCCATCTGGATCAATAACCCACTCTACATCCCGCTCATCAATACAAGCCCTAGGCATTCCTATTGTCCGTACATAAAGACGTGATCGGTGATCCTCGCTTAACACCGTCCCGATATACTTTTCCCCTTTGGCATATCCTATATTATGGTTGCCGGTTATATTAAATACAATTTCAGCTCCTATCTTAATTTCATCCATATTCAAGATGTTTGTATCATTTGTTATCTTTTTATACAAAAAGAGGATATAATGGCATAATATTATGATATCAAGACACGAATGCGTTATCTATCATATTATCATACATATCCTCTATACAACGTCATTTATGGCATTATATCGTATATGATGCCGCAGGCCATAAATACATCTAATTAACCCTTTTTTAAGGGCTTATTGCCATTTAGGTAACTAGCTATGCCTAATATTTTCGAAATAAGGGCTTTTTTAGCCTTATACTCATCGTTTATCCCTATTATCGCATATCTGTATACCATCCCATCCTTCGACACCTCCACGCCCACGTATTTAGGCGCAACGGCATCCCTATGTAATACGATAAACGGGCTTTTGCCGTCTAGCTCATTTATCAACTGATTAAACTGTCGCCTTGTCATCTGATAGTGATATTATTTCCATGTTATAAATACGATCTCTTTTTACCCTTATCTTCTCGCACAGCTCATCGAAGCACCCATCTTCTTCTAACCTACCAACATAATATGATACATTCGATTTAGAGCTTCCTTGAAGATATATATTCCCTCTTATATTCCTTGAGAAAAAATTAGGCAAGACCATCTTTTGTCTCTTATCTTTATTATCCATGTAAGATATAACAACAACCCACAACTCTGGCTCCCGTTCTTTTACCGATAACATAAGATCAAGACTCGATTGACTATTGATATTCCTCCTGCCAGTTTCGTTATAACGTAGAATAATATAATCATCCGCGTTATCATTCTCAACCATCACGACTATAGGGCGATCGCCCTTCCCATTATCACATAATACTCTTGCCTCTTTCCCGTTGCGGAGATATACCTTATCATAATCTCCGTTTTTGTATATCTCAAAATCAAACTCTATCACCATATCATTTCCTCCTATTGATATATTGTT